ATGAACGTTGCTGGGCGTGGATACAGCCGTTTCGCCAATGAAGTCACCAACGCTGCACTTGGGGAGCTGCTTCAGGCTACCGGTGCGCCCGCGCATTATCAGTCGACCATGAAGGTATTGGGTCGCCTTCTTGGCGAGGCTCTGAATAAAGAGCTTCCTGAGGGCACCAAGTGCTTGGTGGTGTCTACGGCTGAAGATGCTGATTATCTATCCTCTGGAGTGATGGAGTCGCTGCAGACGAAGCATGAGACTCTGGCAGCAGTCTTTTGGAACAATCACTATTCCATACCTGGTGGCAGTGTTGCTCCTATCGTGCATAGGTATATGCAGCCAGGGTTCGAATGTGCCGATTCGCTGGTCGTCGTGAAGTCGGTAATATCTGGTAGCTGCGTAGTTCGAACAAACATCCTTGCCTTAATCGAAAAAGTCAAAGTCGGCAAGATCTACATTGTTTCTCCGGTGATGCATAAGAATTCGGAAGAAGCGCTCAGGTCAGAATTTCCTGATGAGATTTCTTCAAGATTTGAGTTCGTCTACTTCGCAATAGACGAGAAAAAAGACGAGTCTGGTGAGGTTATTCCTGGCATTGGTGGCCAGATATACCATTTGATTGGTATTGGCAAGCAGCCGGCTCAGATTGGTTATATGCCGGCACTGGTCAAAAAACTAGCGGCCATTTAAAGAAAGAAGCCGGCAAATGCCGGCCTTTTTCATTCTGACGCCGGATTGACTATAGGAACGCTCAGATCATACACGTCGAGCATTCCCTCGCTGCGGTGGCCGGATGCCTGCTGCTTGTCGGCCCGAGTGCCTTGCGTGTCAGTGATCCCCCTTCGTTTGAAGTCATGAAGGCCGAAGCGCTGTTCGGGGGTCATAATTTCCATCTCGATAGCCTGAGCTACCAATCGCTGCCAAGCGGTGTCCAGACTCGATTTCTGCAATGCTCCTCCGTGTGCTGCCACAATGATACGCCGCTGCTCAGGCACTAGCGGAATCGGCATATTCTTTTTTGTCCAGATCGCGGCTCGTACTCCCTTGGCTGCATCCCATGCTGCTCGCAGGCGTGGAGTCCAGCGCACAACATTGTCGCGACTGCCTTTGCGTCGGTTGGTAAGGACACCGTCTGGGGTCTCATTCGCATCGGTCAATGTTATGGTCTCGATACCACGTAGGCGGCACAGGTAGCTGATCTCCATGACGTACCAGAGATAGGGTGCGCATGCGCCTTTCTCTCCACGTGCGAGTCTGCCTTGCTGCCGTGCAAACTTGATCACATTTGCCATCACATTTGGCTCAGGAAGCCTTCGCTGTTTACGTTCCTTGGGCGCCTCAATGCCCTGGGCTGGGTTTGTTTCCACGTACCCACGGTTGCGACCCCATTGCATGAGAAGCCGTAGATAACGAAGCGCATGCGCCGCTTTGGATGGTTTACCTTCCTCTGCGATTCGGTCTATCAGGCGCTGGACTAGCGATGGAGTGAACTTGCGAACAGCCAACTCGCCTAGAGGTTTGCCTAGCTTGGTCGGTATGGCGATCAAAACATCGCGTGAGTAGCAGTAGCTGTCCTGTGTTTTCTTGGCCAGGCTTCTGAATTTTTGGCTCTGATGATACTGCTCGGCAAGATAGGCTAGGCTGTCTCGGTCAATTCCCGTCCGCTCCTCCATCAGGCGATGCAGTTCTGATAGCGTGGTCTTTGGGCCCGCTAAATTCTTGCGGCGCTGTTTACCTCCTTCATCTGGATACAGCGTGTACCAGACACCCGAACCGCGTGCATCGTAGTAAATGCCGTGTGGTAGGGAGTTCTGGTCAATGTGCTTTGGTATGTTCGGGTTGGGCTTACGCTTGCGGCCTCTTTTCATTAGAGGATCTCCGCGTCGTATAACTCTGCGTTTCCGTTGCCCGCTCCGCCCGCATAGTTGATTAGCGTCAGCGTAGTCCATAGCCCGTACCGACCATGGAAGAAGCGAATCCCTTGGGACTGGAGTGACCGTTCAATGTCAGAGCGGCGCTCGTAGCCTGTGAGTGTTCTCAGCGTCTCAAAGCTAACGAGCCCCGGCTGCAGCGGCTGAGTGGTATTGGGTTTAGTAGTCGGCATCAATTCTCTCCCGTTCGGTTGCCGACACCCATTTAATTGCATTGCTTTCCGGTTTTGGCTCGCTATCCGACCATTTTTTGGTCGGTTTTAGGGGCCTATCGCTGTTTACGCACAGGTGCCTGTAGAGAGTGGTGCGCGATACCCCGTAGCGGCTGGCCACATCTACCACTTTGATATCCGGATCGCGGAGTAGCGCTCGTATCTCACGTATCTGCTGTGAGTCTAACGAAGGCTTCCGTCCGCCTTTGCGTCCACGTGCGCGGGCTGCAGCAAGACCCGCCTTGGTTCGCTCGCGAATCAGGTTTCGCTCAAACTCTGCTAAAGCCGCAAAAACGTGGAATACCAATCGGCCAGCTGCACTGCTTGTCTCAATCCGCTCGGTGACGGATTCGAACCCGATCCCCCCGGCCTCTAGCTGACTGACGATACGTACAAGGTCAGCCAACGACCGGCCGAGTCTATCGAGCCGCCAAACAACCAAAATGTCTTCGCCGCGAAGAGCCTTCAGGCAATGACCAAGTTCCGGGCGCTGTGGCGACTTGCCGCTGACGATCTCTTCGTAGATCTCGTTGCACCCTGCCAGGGAGAGAGCATCACGTTGCAGATCGAGGTTTTGGTCGTCCGTTGATACACGGGCATATCCGATTCGAATTCCCATACGTTTTCCATACATAGATATCGGTACGGGAAAAATGACACGGAAGAAAGGAATCCCAAGCGCAAAAAGCGTGCTTCCCGCGATGTAACGAAAACGACCGTTTTTGGCACTGCTGAAACTATGGACAAGAGCCTAGTTGATCTCAACTTGAGAAACTCGATGCTGAATTGCATGGCGCGTGGTGCAGTAGCACAGTGCATGCCGAGCAGCCGCCATCGATGATGTGGTGCAAGAATCTCCAAGTTGAGTTGTCCGGCCTTCGCGATATTGAGCCGTGAGGGCTCTGATGAGCTGCAGGCGAGACAAGCATTTGGAGGAGGGATGAATGAGCACTACGCAGCAGCTTTTTCGTGCTGCGTAGTTACTTTCACCGGTGCGTAGTGCTTCCACAAACAATGCGTGAGCTGCTGCGCCGATTCATCTAAGCCCTATCGGGTGCGGCTTCTAAGCTTAGAGTTTTGTTGTGGCCAGTACGCACAGTGACTGGCTGTCAACCAGGCTTTGCAGTTCCTCTATTGTTCTCGCGATCAACTTTGATTCGCCTGGTATAATCGGCCTCAAAATTGGTTTGAACTCCAAAACCTTCACATCTCCTGGCGATAGGGTAACGTCAAACTCTTGCTCGCCGCCAAGTACGTCCGGGTGATTTGCATTCAGGTGATAAGTGCCAGGGGTGAGCTCTACTCGCTTAAGGCAAGATCCTGCCAGTGAAATTTCTTTTTCATCAATATCCAGAATCATTTCGACGCCACCATAGCTACTTTTGCGGTCGCGATATACATATAACGCTGCACCATCCGATGGCGAATTGAAGGCTAGAATTTCCTCGGCCTCGGGGCTCTGACGAGAAACAGTTTCGAACGTTGTGCAACCAGCCAGGATTGTTACAGCTGCGATAGTAATAAGTATCTTTTTCATGCGTGTACCAGTTTTATGTTGAGGTTAGTTATGAAGCTGACTTGCTTCGTTTTTTGTTGAGGTTAGGCAACCTCTCACGGAATGTCCCGAACACCATTAATGCGCACTGTTCCCAGCACAAGCATGGCGTCGACCACTTTTAATGTGGTTTTTGGGTCTTACGACTGATCGAAAGCTATCCGGGGTTCAGAAGCACACCCTGCCAGGAGGGTGAGGGTCGTCACCAATAGGCTCGCCTGAAGTTTTCTGCTGCGCTTCTGCATAGATACACTTCCTTCTGATAGCACAAGGCTATCATCTTTAGCGAGTAGCCAAAGCTATAGGAATTGTGTATCCGACGGGATGCTTGTTAGTTCGGTCGTACGAGGGAGGAGCTGCTGCTACGAAGGGCCTTGCCTATCTGTCACTGAAGACTGTCATCTTCTTTGTCTTGTGCAGGTACGTTATCCGAGCGGGTCGTTGCCAAGGCGGACGCTCAATGGCAACGGGACGGCCTTCGTAAGGGCTTCATGACTCAAACGCTGGTGCAAGTGAGAGCCTGTTGCCAAGGTGGATGTCAAACGGCAACGCAGAGCCTCAGCGCCTTCCGGTCCCAAGGCCAATGCTGATGCAATACGTGCCCGGTACCGCCATGACGACGCAGACGATTGGCCCCACCCCCATGATCTGTCCCCAAAAGCTTCTCAGCGCGGGTACGTCAGGAACTCCGCTGCTGTTTCACCCGGCTGCATCGTGGCCAACCTGCCCAGGAGTGCGGCACCAGTTCCCGAAAGCAGGACCAACATGAATCCTGTGAGCGCCATCATGGGCCGGGTGCTAGATTGCGGCCAGCGACGATTGGCAGAACTCGTAAAGTCCAGTGGCAATGGAGTCTGCCGAACCAAACTGCTGCGCTCAAAGCGTGCATCGGACGCCCAGGCCAGCCAGGACATTCCTATGGCAAATCCAGCATGGGTCATCCGCTGGCTGGGTTGACCCATCTGGCTGTCAGGGAGTCGATGCTGCTGGCTGAAAAAAATCGATGAGATATCGCCAGTCTTAAACGATTGGACCGGGCCGGCCCAGACAGTCTGATTGTCGTGCAGGGTATTTAAGGGGGTGCTCGTGTCACCCTCCTCCAGCAGCGTGTCGAAAACCTGCCAATGGCATTCGTATTGCATTCCCAGACGGTCATGCACCCGGACCGCGTTTCCCTGGATGGGATAAATGACTGTGGTGTACGCCAGTTTGGCAGGCTGGACTACGGAGGCAAACAGGCTAGCGAGTTGCTTGAATAGGCTCATGGCGAGATCCTTGGATGAGAGTGCTTTCAGCGTCTCTCGTACTCGAAAAAACCCAAATTGAGCCTGCGAGGTCCACCTAGGGCTTCGGTAAGATGATTTTGGAGCAGGCCGAAGCCCTAGAAGCTGCTAAGTTCAGCACCTATGCAGGTTTGAGGCACTTCTAAGCATGGATTTCTACCCTCGATTGCTTCCTTAGAAGTAGCCTTAGAAGTTAGCTTAGAAGTTGGGCCACTTCTAAAGTACGCAAACCCAGCAACCATGCGGGTTTCGGCCACTTCTAAGCATGGATTTCCACCTTTGATCGCTTCCTTAGAAGTAGCCTTAGAAGTTAGCTTAGAAGTTGGGCCACTTCTAGGGCACGCAAACTCAGCAACCATGCGGGTTTCGACCACTTCTAAGCATGGATTTTCACCCTCGATCGCTTCCTTAGAAGTAGCCTTAGAAGTTTCCTTAGAAGTTGGGTCACTTCTAAGGAACGCAAACCCAGTAACCATGCGGGGTAGAACCACTTCTAAGCTTCGGAAATCGCTTTCCTTAGAAGTTTGTAGTGGTCAACCCATCCCGGACAGTGGGTTAAGTTTTTCTTCGGCCACCGCAGGCGGCAGCCCGTCGTTGAATTGATGCGGTCTGATCCAGTTGTAGCGATGCATCAGGTAATGGCTGATGTCTCGCTGAGCCTCCAAGGCTGTCAGATATCCAGTTGCTGGGATCCATTCCGACTTCAGGCTGCGGAACAGGCGCTCCATCGGCGAGTTGTCCCAGCAATTTCCTCGGCGGCTCATGCTCTGCTGCATCCGGTAGCGCCATAGCCGTTGCCGGAAGAGGCGGCTGGCGTACTGGCTGCCCTGATCCGAATGGAATAGCACCTGTTGTGGCTGGCCGCGTTGTTCGTAAGCCATGTCGAGAGCCTTAATCACTAGCTCAGCATCCGGCTTCGTGGAAAACGCCCAGCCAATCGTCCGTCGTGTGTACAGATCCAGCACTGCGGCCAGGTAATGCCAGCGACCTTGTGCCCAGACGTAGGTAATGTCGCCGCACCACACCTGGTTCGGGCGCTGGACTGCGAACTTGCGGTTTAACCGATTCGGGATATCCGGGCGCTCAACTGTGGCCTGCTTGTAAGCGTGCGAGCCCGGCTGCTTGCTGACGAGGCCCAGCTCACGCATCAACCGACGCACACGGAAACGGCCAATCGTCACGCCGTCCACGCGCAACATGCCCAGGATGCTTCGGCTGCCAGCCGAGCCTCGACTTTGGCTAAACAACTCGTTGACCCGGCTACGTAGCGCAACGCGACGAGCATCGACACGGCGACGTCGAAGGCGATGGGCGTAGTAGCACGACCGCGCCACATCGAAAGCTGAACAGACCACTTCTACCGGCTCCTGCTCACTCAACTGGTCTATCAGCGCGTACGATCGAGTTCGTCCGACATCAAGAGAGCGGTAGCCTTTTTTAATATCGCTTTCTCCCGTTCCAGCCGGTTGATCCGGGCTTCTAGCTCCTGAATCTTCTGCTGCTCGGGTGTCAGCGCCTTGCTCTTCGGCGTGACGCCCTGACGCTCGTCCTGAAGCTGTTTCACCCAGCGGCGCAATGCCGAATCCACGATGCCCAGCGAACGGCAGGCCTCGATATGGCTATAGCCTTGATCCAGAACCAAGGCAGCAGCCTCGCGTTTGAACTCGGCGGAAAACGTACGTCGTTGCTTGCTCATCGAACACCTCTTGATGGCGAGGATTTTCGCCTAAATCGGTGTCCGGGATCAGTAGACCACTACAGTTCGGCGTAAGGGTGGAAATTCAAAAAAAACACGAGCTAGATCCTTAAAAACACAAGGGAAGGCTAATTTTGTTCACTTTAGGCAAGACACAGTGTCGCGACGCGTAGTTGCAGGGATCTGAGGAATGAGCACCCAGGGCAAGATCAGCGGCTTGGGATTTTTCCCGTCTGAGCGAGGATGACCTGTCGAACGAAGAGGGTGTTTTTCATGGGGATGGGCTGTTATTTTTTTTCTGCCACTGGGGCTGGTGACGATCGGGCTGAGCCCGATACCGATCGTCTGGATGCAGGTAGAGATGCGAGCGGAGTGGCGAGAGATTCAGCTGCTGCGAAATCGTTTGCCGAAGCGTCGTGAAGGCGGAAAGCGGAGATGAGGTCGCGTACTGGGGTCAAGTGTCGCCCCATGGGTGCATCCCGTGCATCGGGCGATCACGGCAGCTGTGGTGCTCTAAGGCGCGGTTGGATTAGTCGGCCTGTGTTTGAGAGGCTGCCGGTGTGCCTTTCATACCTCTAAACGCGACCAAAAAATGGTCGAATTTGCTTACCCAACACCTCCTCCAGGTAGTGCACTATATTCCAGGACCCACAGGGGTGTCGTTATGCCAACGTATCTCACCAACAACGAATTTTTGCATATAGCTGCGCTGCAGCCGTATTTGATTAGAGCCAAAGCTCTTAACAGCAACGGCTAAAGTTCCACTAATAGTAGCTGATCGTGGTCTTATAAGATTCGCATCTTGAGTATTTGCCCCACTCACCAGCCACATTGCATCGCTTGTAGTGGATAAGGTTTCCAACTGAATCAAGCTTGCGATTTATATACTCAGCGCCGGACTTTCGGCCCCCCGCATCGAAAAGCTCTGCCATTAAGTATCCATTCTCATCGAAATAATTTACTTCTTTATGCCTAACACGTTCCACTCCATCCTCTACGTTTAACTGGTATTTTTCAATTCTGTCCAGTTTGCCATCCCTGGTGAATATGAAGCTGCGCCTATCTATTTGTTTTGCCGGAGCTTCGTATTGAGATCCGTCAGGTCTTATGTACCATGAAGGGCCTTTATATATTCGCTCTACTTGGAGGCCATTCCTGTAAGTTTCTGTTATTTCGGCGCCGTTGGGGGTGTTTTTTATTACCTCAAAGCCAGCCGCGCTGCTGGCAAACGAGATGCGTACGAGCCCTTCATTATATTTCTCTTTGACGATATTGCCGTAACTGTCTCGAAGATAATGTGTTTCCATAAAGACACCATCGCCAAAAATGTCTTGTTTCATTACAAGGGGCATATCATGGTCTTTGCCATACTCAAACGTGTCTACCGAGCTAAGGACTTGTGAGTATATGACCCTGCCTTTTCTATCCAGCTTTACGTGACGATAAGGCTTTTCTTCGCAAACGTTGGGACATTTGTATGTCGTTATTTCCTTCGGGACTCCCCGCATCCTCTTTAGCGGGTTATCCATAAGTTTTAAAGTAGGATCTTCTGCCTGCTCTCGACTTAGCAGCTTATCTGGCACCCAAACCGCGCCAAGTGTAACCTGTGACCAAGCGCTTAATAGCAATGCAATAGCTAGATATTTTTTATGTTTGAGCATACTTGCCACTGTGTTATCCATGTTGACCCGGTTTTCTATTTTAATTAATAGCCGTGACGTATGGCGTGCTGGCTCTCATGAGACGCTCTGGTTTCGTCGTGCCTGGTGATTGCTCCAATGCGCATACGCTGCGAGCTGATTAGTCTGTCATTAACTGTTGAATCGATCCGCTATTGAATGTGTCATGTAACTGAATACTCTTGTAAGCCAGGGTAAAGTTTTTCTGCTTCCGAAAATATCTGTATTCACCAAGGCGAAACGCGCCACCATTTCAACTCACAAACCAGCGGCCAAATTTGTAAGTGGCTACAATAGTACAGATAACGCCGATCCATTGAACGATGGTCGACCCGCCTAGACGATTAGCTATCTCGCTAGACGCACCGATAAGTAAAGTGAACATGATGAGAGTTAAGGGAATGCTCAAGGCTTTCATCAAAGCGCTGCCACGGAGTGAGCTCGGCTGAACGAAAGCATCCCAATGCTGCGACAAGCAGAATGGGCAGCAGTTGGAAATCGGCTCGCCGCCACCGATACGCCATCCCCAACCAACCGATACGCTTCGGCTGAAGATCACGCGCGGCACCATCATCCGATTACAGCATTTGCACAAAACCCGGGCCATACCTGTCTCCTTAGCAATTTAAAAAAATGCTAACAGGGACCGAGAGGAACCCAAGCTTTGCTGGGAGTCGTCTCGATTGAGTCCGCGTGAATCGCCCGTTTCGTCAAGTGTTTCGCTGTCCGCACATAACCACAGCAGTTACGGTCCCTGGACCCGCGCTCCGCTGCGGCCATCTCTCTTCATTCCCCAGCTCGGCATTTTGGACGCCCCCTTTTTCTGACCAAAATCTGGTCGAATACCGGCCCAAAGACCGTTCCGGAAATGTCAGTTTGTGCTTTCACACTAGGGAGCACATCTGATGCAAAAAACATTTCTCACAAACTCTGAGCTGTGCGTAGTTCTGCGCTGCAGCCTGACCACGCTCTGGCGTCTACGCCGCGATATCCCAAATTTTCCGGAGCCCTGTCGTCTGGGCCGACGACTGCTCTGGAGTCGGGATCAGGTTGATCAGGTAATCGGCCTCATCCGCTGACCCAAAAGGGCCTCGGATCTAGATGGCGCACCGCAGCGGATTCGAGGCCTCCCTAAGTCACTAATTTTCCTAACTATTGAATGGTATGCGAGGCGCTTTCGCCCGCACAAAAACTGGCGGGGTCGGCTTATGCTACATCCAGAAAATTTTTTGAGGCCTATCCGAATACTAATGGGAGTTGCGCAATGAAGGCGGCAACCGTTAGTGCACTGAAGCTTGAGACCGAAACGTCATTCCGGCGCCCCTGCTATCGCGCCTACGATGACTCCACCCAAGTGGATGGTGTGATGTTGAGCCCAGGCGTCTGGTTTCACGACACCGAAGGCGACGACAAGCCGACCAATGAATGGCTTTGCGGCCCGCTACATGTCGACGCTATCAGCAGAGGCGAGTCTGAGGCCAACGACTATGGTCGTCTGCTGCGTTTTCGCAATCTCGATGGGCATTGGCTGACCTGGTCAATGCCCGGCGAGCTGTTGGCCGGTAGACCAGAGGCTATTTTGGCCGTCCTGTTAGATAGGGGCTTGGAGATGAACTATCAGCGCCGCGCCCAGATTGTGGGCTATATCGCCAGCCAACACCCTGAGCTGCGCGTGATATCCGCGACGACAACGGGCTGGCATGGGCCGGCTTTGTTCACCACCCCAGTCGAGACAATCGGGCAGGCCACGGCGGTCTACCAGGCCGACAGCGCCGTTGATGGCGATTACGGCAAGGCCGGCACCCTGGAAGGCTGGCGCGGCGGAATCGCTGTCGTGCTGCCGGGCAATCCGCTGCTGCAGCTGGGCATCGGCACCGCGCTAGCCGGCCCGCTGCTGGCACCACTGAATCACCACACGGGCGGAGGTTTTCATCTGCTGTGGGACAGTTCGAACGGCAAAACAACCGTAGTGCAAAGTGCTGCGTCAGTATGGGGTCATGGTGCTCATTTCACCCTGAAATGGAACGCTACCGCCAACGGGTTGGAGGGCATCGCTGCCCTACGTAATGACTGTCTGCTAGCGCTGGATGAACTGGGCCAGGCAGATCCGCGCTACGTCGGTGACGTGGTGTACAACGTGGCGGACGGCATCGGCAAGCAGCGGGCCGGGCGTTCTAGTGCTGCTCGTCCCGTGCGACGCTGGCGAGTGATGCTGCTATCGAGCGGAGAAGTTACCTTGGAAACCAAGATGCGCGAGGCCGGCAAGCGCGTCCGCGCTGGGCAGGAGGTCCGCTTGGTGACGGTGTCAGCGGGGCGCAGCTTTGGTGCCTGGGACAATCTCCACTGTCATTCCAGCGGTGCCGCGTTATCTGACGCGCTAAAAAAAGCCAGCGTTACCCACTATGGTCACGCCGGGCCGGAATTTGTCCGCCAATTGATCGCCAGCGGCGATATGGATCAGCTGCCGTCTGTAATGGAAGCCATTAAAGCTCGTTTTCCCGCTGCCACGGGTCAATCGGCCCGTGTGGCCGAGCGTTTTGCCATTGTCGCGCTCGCTTTAGAGCTGGCGGCGAACTACGGTTTGTTGCCATTGATGCATGGAGAAGGGACCACCAACATGGTCGAGCTGTTTGAGGCTTGGCAAGCCGAGCGTGGCGAAGGGCCCAGCGAGGACCAGCAGATTTTGCGCCGAATCGCCGATTTCATTGACCGCCATGGCGGGAGCCGTTTCCAGTCCGTGAGGGCTTGTGCTGACGAGGTACGTGACCGTGCCGGCTATTGGGAAGAACGCCCGGAAGGTGGCCGCCTGTTTTTATTTACCCGTGGTGGGCTGGAGGAGGCCACCGAAGGCTTTGACATGTCCCGAGTGGTGCGAGCTCTAGATGGCGTGGGAGCGATTGCTAAAAAGGAGCCGGGCAAACAGCAGCATCGAAAACGGCTGCCAGACGGGAGCAATCCGGGGCTGTATTGGATCAACTCGGCACGCCTGGAGCCCCAACGTTGACTGCGCTTTGCCGTTACGGGCGGGGAGCATAGGGAACGACCAAGAACCACGCGGCCTACTATTGTTCCCTGCCCAAATCAGGATCGTGAACACAGGGAACAGTACTCCAACCTGTTCCCGCTGTTCCCTACCAGGGAAAAGCTTAGCGCACAGATCCAACCCTGCCGTTACTCTCATCTCCCCGTGTTCCCTGCTCTCCCTATGCAAAACAACAAGGACTGCCGCACCCGGAAAAGCTGCGGGCCTAGGTTATCGCTGGGACTCATGCAGCGAGGGCGCATGGCTTTGTTCTCATTGGGAAACCATCTTGCTGCTCAAGCACATCGCCGTGTGCATGAGATGGTGCACATGCACATGCACATGCACGAGTCGCACCACACCCTGGAATTCCGGCTACGCCTGGACTGCACATGCCTGACTAGGCCGAGAGCAAGAACTGGCTGGCGGAGCAATGGATCGAGGCGGAGGGGGGTGACGCTTTTCCCCTGGATGGGATCAGTTGACGAATCAGCGCCTGAGACATACGCAGCAAAGAGGGCGCGAACAGCCCATTCCCGCAGAGGCAAACCGCTGAACTGTTAGCCAACAAACAAACCGTCCAACAGTGCAAACAGAATTGGCATCAGCGGAGCGCTTAGCGGCTTCAAGCGTTACCAATGTTCGGCCTGAATCCAATATTCGCTTGGGATTCTTGGCCCTGCGTACAGGATTGACGTGGCGAGCTAACCAAGCTGATTGGGAGCCAAACTTCGGAGGTAAAGAGATGAAACGAGCCAGTATGGAAGTCCGAGCGATTCTTCTGTCCTACATCCTATTGCTCTGCATGTTGATACTAGGGGCCTACGCCTTGTGGACGCTCTGGCACATCATAACGTTGCCTAGCAATGAGGCGGTCGAGTTGGGCATTGCTGTGCGGAGTGCTCCAGCGATCTTGGTCGTTCTGAATGCGCCATTGATGTTGTGGGCGATTGGACTGAGCGGCCGCAACGTGCTCAAAAGCCTGATCAAGCAGTACGGGTGGCTGTATGCAATGGTTGCAGGCTGTGCGCTCGCAGTTGCGTTTAGTACCGTATGGCTGTTAGCGGATGGTCCCTATCAATGGGGCGCGCAGGACCGAATTGTGGCCGCCGTTGCGCTGGTTCAGATGACGGTACTAGGGGTCGGTGCTATCGGCTATGTGATAGCCGCCAAGCTGGATACCAAAAAGGGTTTGGGGTAGGCCCGCGACCACAGCTGAGCGTGCAGCTCGGTACCCGTGATTGCCGTTCGAAAGGGGTGCAACCGCCCGAATTTTACGTCGAATTTTACGTATGACAGAAAAAACAAAGGCCTGCATCGCTGCAAGCCTTTGTTTTGTATGGTGCCGGCACCAAGAGTCGAACTCGGGAAATACTGATTACAAGACGGTTGCTATGATCGTTTTTTGAACATCGCGCCGTTTCAGGTCGTTTAGCTGAGGCCCTTATTATACGGGGCTTATGGCTTTTTCTTGTTTCGCGCCGTTTCGTCATGTAACGTTCAGTACAGCCAATTACGTTGACCAAACGTTGACCATGAACAAGCGCGCTCCCTCCTTTGTTAATGACCAGATGCTGAAAGGCATGAAGCCCGGCTGCAAGCCTCTGACGGAGAGCCTGCCCGGGCGAGGTAGTGGCGCGATCATGTTCAAGCGGCCTGGCGATGGCGCGCCCGCTGCGTTTTTTCGCTACTACCTGGACGGCAAGCAGAAGCTACTCAAGATCGGTGACTATCGCTCAACCCATCGGGCGACTGGCATGACGCTGGTCGAGATTCGAGATAAAGCGCGTGCCATGTCGGAACGGCTGCGCCACGAGCCGGACCTGCGAGCAGCTATCGAAGCAGACGACGCGCTCAAAGAAGCCGAGCGCCAGGAACGCATACGCCAATTTGAAGCCCTAAAGCAGAAGCAGGCCGACGAGGCAGCGCGAGGGAGCGTTGCGGATTTGCTCGCTGATTACCTGCTAGCGCGTACCGGAAAGGTCGGTGAGCGACAGTTGGCTGAATGGCGTCGTGTGATCGAAGCGGACATTCCTGCCTCAATTCAGAGGCTCAAGTGCGATGCCGTGACGCCCGCCACTGTCGAGAAGATCCTGACCCCGATCTGGAAGCGTGGCGCGACGAGCCAGGCAGAGAAGGTGCGAGCCTTTCTGCGAGCCGCTTTTCAGTACGGGCTTACCGCCGAGCACACCATCGGCAGAGCCAGCGGCAAGCGCTTCGGTTTAGCGGTCAACCCAGTGGACGCGGTGAGGGTTGAACACGCAACGAGGTCTGTCGAGCGGGCGCTAAGCGATGCTGAGTTGTGTAAGTTCTGGCACACCATCGAGATAACCGAAGGCATCGGCCCGGTCATGGCGCTGCTGTTCAAGTTTGTTATCGCAACTGGCGGCCAGCGCATCGCCCAAGTCGCCAGGGAGCCGTGGTCGAGTTTCGATGTGGATAAGAAGGTCATGCGCTTGATCGATGTTAAAGGCCGGGGAAGCGTGAAGCGCGTTCACTTGGTGCCGCTAACTGATCGCGCCGTCGAGATTCTGGAAGACGTGTTCGAGATAAATGGCGAAGAAGACTGGCCCTGGACGTCTACCGGCAAAGCGCCGTTTGTAGTGACCAGCTTTACCCATGCAATTGCGGATTGGTGCCGCTCGAAGCACGCGGTCATTAATGGGGAGCGAATCGAGCGATTCACCCCGAGAGACTTGCGCCGCACTTGCACGCAACTGATGCAGCGGCACGGGATTCCTGACGAGCAGTCGGACCTGTTGCAGAGTCACGGCCAAACCGGCGTCGTGGGGCGGCACTACCGGAATAATCCCGAGGCGTATCTGCCAGCGAAGATCGAAGCGATGGATGCGTTCGAGGCGGCGCTAACTGCGCAACTGAAACAATTTGATACAAATCTAGCGAATGCTCAAACTGACGTTTAAATACCAATAGGTGCGAATAGGTACGAATAGGCATAAATACGATCGTTCAGCCTATGGATGCAGCATTGAGACAGGCTTTGAGCTTGCCTGCGCACCGCAGTAACATCGTGACCACTGGCTAAGCATGCAGCGACCGCGTGAAACACCGATCACACCACGGTGCCACGGGCGAGCAGTAGGATTTGCAGACAAAGAAAAGCCCGGTAGTGGAATACCGGGCTGATCCGGGTAGGACGGTGGAACGTCCACGTTGCAAACCAGCTAGCCAGTTAACAACCCCGAGGATGAAGCTTTTGATCGGGCTTCTAGGTATACGAAAAATATACCCGTAGGGAATGTATTACCGCTGGCATTGATACGTCAATGCATGATCCCGCTTGCGGGACCGGTGGTGCCTTCCCATTCCTCGGTTTTTGATCACCTGCAAACCGGAGAAATCCATGCAGACCAAAAACCCTGTCTACCAACCTATAGCCAAGCTCTGCGAGCGCTATCAGGTATCCCGCACGACCTTCTGGCGTTGGAGTAAGGCGCCAGGCTTCCCAACCCCTGTGCGCTTTGGGCGCTCGGTGCGTTGGAATCCCGAGGTTATTGACGCCTTCCTGACCCAACAGGAGGCCTAACCATGACCTATTCACAACCCTGCAATCTGGCGGGGACGGGATCGGCTTGCCATCCGATTGACCAGGTGTTGTCCCGACTGGACAAAGTGAAGGCAAACGGCGCTAGCAAGTGGAAGGCCTGCTGCCCTGCGCATGATGACCGTGACCCTAGCTTAAGCATCCGCGAAGCAGATGACGGGAAAGTGCTTTGCATTGCTGGTGCGGCTGTTCAGCTCGTGACGTTGCGGCTGCTATTGGCCTAGAGCTGCGTGACTTGTTTCCAGGGAAATATCAGCAGCGGCGAGGGCCGAGCAAGGCTGCCATTGAACATGAGCGCCGTATCGTCAGCATCGGTCTTTCTCTACTCGCACAAGGGGCGAAGCTGCCGCAAACCGACCTTGATCGTTTGGATATCGCACGTCGCCGGCTAGCGCGACTGGAGGCCCGCCAATGACTGCCGCTCAGGATCTATATGGTGACCAATGGGGAGGGATGGTTGCTAGCGTGCCGGCCTTTGCCGCTGAAATGCCCGATCACGCGCTGGCTGATTATCTAAGTCCTATTACGGTTCCTCTGCCTCTGCCGACCGGACTTTCCGCCGCGATGGCTTGGGATGACGAGCTGCTGCCGAAGGAGCTTAGGTACTTCGTGAGAGACGTTGCCGACCGCACTCAGTGCCCGCCTGATTTTGTGGCGGTGGCGCTGGTGGTTGGAATCAGCGCCGTGGTAGGCCGCAAGTTCAGCATCCACCCGAAGCAGCACGACGACTGGGAAGTCGTGCCGAATCAATGGGGCTGCATTATTGGCAGACCGTCCGCGATGAAGTCGCCAGCGATGAAGCAGGCACTTCGCCCACTTGCGGCGCTGGAGGCGAAAGAGCGGGAGAAGCATAAGGAGGCGATGACCGAGCACAAGGCGGCTGGCGAGATGCTGGAACTTGAGCGCAAGTCTGCCAAGGACAAAGCCAAGAAGCTGATGACCAATGGCGATAAGGCCGGCGCGCTGGCGGAGCTGACAAGGTACGCGGATGACTTGCCATCGCCTGTGCCGCGCCGCTACATCGTCAACGACGCAACGGTCGAAAAGCTGGGCGAGCTGCTGAACGAAAACCCCAACGGCTTGCTGCTAGTACGCGACGAGCTGGGCGGCTGGCTTGCCACCATGCAGACAGAGGACGGCGCGGTCGGACGCGCTTTCTACCTGGAGTGTTTCGACGGCAGCGGGAATTTCGTCTATGACCGGATTGGGCGCGGGACGGTATTCATCGAATCGTGCTGTCTCTCGCTCATTGGTGGCATTCAGCCGTCGCGTATAGCGCCGCTGGTACGCGGAGCGGTCACTGGTGCGTTGGATGACGGCCTTGTGCAGCGCCTGCAATTGGCTGTCTGGCCTGATGACGACAAAGAGTGGTCTTTCGTAGATCGCTGGCCGAACCAGGCCGCTAGGGAGCGTGTCGAGGGTGTGATTCATCGCCTGGACCAAATGCCAGACGACCCTCGTCACGCGCTTCATTTTGTGCCGGAAGCGCAGGAGCTGTTCAACGCTTGGTATACGGAGCACATGCTCGAAATCAAGCGCGACGAGATTCATCCGGCGTTGCAGTCGCACTTTATGAAGATGCCGCAAACCATCGCCGGACTCGCTTTGCTGTTCGGCCTAATCGACGGTGGAATCGAAGCTGTAGGACTTCACGCGACCGCTAGGGCGCTGGATTGGGCCGACTATCTCAAGTCCCATGCGTGCCGTTTGTATGGCGCCGCGATCAACGCCCCGCTTATGGCCGCAAAGCTGATCCAGGAGCGCAAGGACAAGCTACCCGAGCCGTTCACTCCGCGCGACGTGATGCGCAAAGGATGGGCCGGTCTGGAGACGCTGGATGCGGTAAATGATGCTGTCTCGATCTTAGCCGAGCACCACATCGTCATCGGTTATGAAGTTGCTAGCGAGAAGGGCGGTCGGCCATCGAGGCGGTACGTTTGGCGGAGGGCTGCATGATGGGACGCTGGATGCAGCAAATCCAAAAAGGGGCCGATGCCGTACCGACAAAACCGACACAACATAGTTTTGTCAGTTCTGTCGGTAGCCCATCCGGCGATTTTGAGAAAAAGCAGGCTGCGAACGACCCGCTAACGCCGCAGCAAGTTGGCTGGCTGGCGTCCGTTGCGTCTCTGCTGGAAGTGGCAACTCACCATCTAGTTGAAGGCGGGTTTATCGACCGACATGACTTGGACGAGCAGCTTGATGCCGAACCCTCGGAAGTGGCGCGCCTGATCCGCTCTGATCCCCGCTGGTACTAACTCACCAAAGCGGCTGTTAGGGACCAGGGGAGGGACCGCAGCCGCAGCTCAAGGAGTAACACTATGACCGCAGCAGTAACCGAGGCCGTATTGGCCCACCTGACCGATGAGCAGCAGAAAGCCATTCACGATCTTTTGGAGGCGGAGCGCCACCACACGATTCATTACTGGACCGTGCTTAATGAACTCCGCGCACAAGGCCAGCTGACCGAGTGGTATAGGGAGAAGGGCGCAGGTAGTCATGCACAGATGGAAGCGTTCAGGGCCGACCGAACGAAGGTCAATCAAGCTCTGTTCGGCTGCGACAGCCTCAACGAGTGGGAGAACTTCGACGAGGAAGCATTGCGCGAAGTCCTGTAAAGCAAGCCAGGCACCAGCCCCGCCACCGCGCGGGGTTTTTTATGCTCGCTACAACGTGGCGAACGTACCTGTCAACGATTAGTTGCACTGAATACTGTATATGCGTACAGTATGCGTGCATGTCATCTAACTTTACAGGTACGACAATGAAGATTTCCGCCCTACGCGAGCAGCGCTCCGCCAAGGTCGCCGCCATGAAAACCCTGGTAGATGCCGCAGCCGCTGAAGGCCGCGATCTGTCTGCCGATGAAACCAAGCAATTCGACACCCTCAAGACCGAAGAGCGCGCCCTGTCCGCTCAGGTTGAGCGTGCCGAATACCTGGGCGAAGTAGAACGCCGCGCCGCTGGCACTCCGGTATCTGGCGCACCCTCTGCCGACTTCGACCGCCTGGCCGGTTCCGTGAGCGTCACCAAGGTGATTCGCGCTCAGATGGAAGGCCGCAGCCTAGACGGCGCCGAGGCTGAATATGCCCGCGAAGCTGAACGCCGCAGTGGTCGCAAGGCCGAGGGCGCATTCGTTCCGTTCAACAGCTTAGAGAAGCGTGCCAACACCACTGCGACCGCGCCTGAACTGGTCGGCACTGACCATCGCGCTCAGGACTACATTGGCCCGCTGCGTGAGGCTCTGCTGGCTCGCCAGATGGGCGTGCGCGTAATGACCGGCCTGCGTGGCAACGTCGCGATTCCGAAGTTCGGCAGCGGCCTCGAAACCGGCTGGGTTACTGAAGGCCAGGCCGTGCCGGAAGCCGAGATGAGCTTCGATCAAGTCACCCTGACCCCGAAGCACGTCGGCGGCAAAACCGAGATGAGTCGCCAGCTCATTCAGCAGAGCGCCCCGTCCATCGAGCAACTGGTGCGCGAGGATCTGAGCTTCTTGATCGCCAAGCAGATCGACGCCGCGATCATCAACGGCACGGGCCTCCTGGGTCAGCCGCTGGGCATCCTGAATACCGTTGGCATCCAAGCCGCTGGTGACGTTCCGACTACTTGGGCCGGTGTTCTGGCGATGCTGGAAATGCTCGATGACGTGGATATCCAGAACGGCCGCTGGCTGACCACTGCCGCCATCCGCACCGCCCTGGCTGCTGCTGAGAAGGTCGCCGGTTCCGGTTCGGGCTTCCTGTACGACAACGGCCAAGTGGCTGGCCTGCCATTGTCCGCAAGCAAGAACGTCCCGGCCGGCAAGCTGATCCTGGGCGACTTCTCGCAAGTCATGCTTGGCGTCTGGAGCGAGGTGGACATTCTGGTGAACCCATACGCTGAGCCGGCCTACAGCCGTGGCGGCATTCAGGTTCGCGCGATGGCCACCGTTGATACCGCCGTGCGCCACCCGCAAGGCTTCGTTGTAGCGACCGAGGTCTAAGCAATGGAACGGCGCGCAAGCAATGGGCTGAAGCCTGACGGACGCAAGCTGACCGGCTACGCCGCTCGGTTCAACTCTGAGACGGACCTGGGCGAGTTTGTGGAAGTCATCCGCCCCGGTGCCTTCACCCGGACGCTTGCCGCCGCTTCTGCTGGAAACATCCGGGCGATCTATGAGCATGACGGCAAGTCGCTCCTGGGTCGCCTGGGTGCCGGCACTCTGCGACTAACAGAAGATTCCGAAGGGCTGGCATTCGAGCTGGACCTTCCCGACACCAACTTGGGCCGCGATCTGGCCGAACTGGTGAAACGTGGCGACGTGGCCGGCTGTTCGTTCGGGTTCCTGCCCGTGCGCGACACCTGGGCCGAAGGCGCGAAGCCTGTCCGCGAATTGCGCGATGTTGATCTGTTCGAGATAACAATCACCGCAAATCCGGCCTATGACGCAACCAGCGTCCAAGTTCGTTCTAAATTGCCGCGCTCGGTTCGCCTGGCCCGTCTGTATCTGGAGGCCATCGCATGAGCCTGATTCAACGCCTGTTCAAGCGGTCTAGCCCCGAGCCGACGACCCCGGCTTATGACACCTACTACGACCGCCTAACGGGCTTTCCTGGCGTGGCTGGCGTAGACGTGAACACAACCACCGCCGAAGGTATCAGCGCCGTGTATGCGTGCGTGGCTGCGATATCTGAAACCGTGGGCAGCCTGCCGCTCGACGTGTACCGCAACACCGACAACGGACGCGAGAAGGCCAAGACGCACCCGCTGTACCGTCTGCTGCACGACGCGCCGAACAACTACCAGACCGCACTGGAGTTCCGCGAGCAGATGCAGCGTCATGTTCTGCTGCGTGGTAACGCCTATGCGGAAATCGTGTGGAACCCGAACGGTTCGGTGAAAGCCCTGCTGCCAATGCACCCCGATAGCGTGACCGTGCTTCGTTCGAGCCTGGGCAATCTGGTCTATGAGCACGTTGACGGCAAAGGCAATCAGCGCCGCCTGCTGGCCGATGAAGTCCTGCACCTGCGATACCACTCGGACGATGGGATTCTCGGACGCTCACCGATTCAGGTAGCCCGCGACACCATCGGCCTTGCCCTGGCAGAGCGCACCCACGGCGCCAAGATGTTCGAGCAGGGCACCAAGCTATCAGGCGTTATCGAGACACCACCCGGCACCACGAAAGAGCAGGCCGGACAGATCCGCGAAAGCTGGTCCGCTGGTCAATCCGGTGTCGGCAACCATGGCAAGACCGCCGTATTGCCACAAGGCGCGACGTTCAAGACCGTGAGCATGACGCTTGAGGATGCCGAGTGGATCGACGCCCGGAAGCTCAGCGTGATTGAAGTCTGCCGTCTGTTCCGAGTGCCGCCTGTGATTGTTCAGGCGATGGAAAGCGCGAACTACAGCAACAGCGTAGAGCTAGCCCGCCAGTTCGTGACCATGACGCTACGCCGGCACCTGATCTGCTGGGAGCAAGCAATTAACCGCGCTTGCTTCACCAGTCCGAACTTCTTCTGTGAGCACAGCTTAGAAGGGCTCCTCCGAGGCGACTCGCTCAACCGTGCCCAGTTCTACGAGCGCGGCATCAGCGACGGATGGATGCTCAAGTCCGAGGTCCGCCGCATTGAAAACCTGCCAGCCATTGAAGGAATCGACGATGCGCAAACTGAAGATGCAACGCCTGCCACTGGAAGACCGAATGCACGACCCGATGCTGGGGATCAAGATGCACAAGCCAAAGGGACAGTGGCATGAAGAAGAAACGCACGCTCAGCCTGAACAGCAGCGCGTGGAAGACCCTGCGCGCCGAGGTGCTGGCAAGTGAGCCGCTGTGCCGTATGTGTGCCGCCCGTGGCCTGGTAGTAGCAGCTACTGACGTGGACCACATCGAGGACAGCCGCGAGGACTACACCGACAACAACAGCCGCGAGAATTTGCAGAGCCTGTGCCATGACTGCCATAGCCTCAAGACAGCCGCGTCGATGGATAAAAGCGTGTTCCTGGGCTGCGACGTCAACGGCGTGCCACTCGACCCGGCGCACCCCTGGAATAAATCACCAGCAACCGAGGGAACGAAGACCGCCCCCTCCCTGCTCTTTTATTGCTAAGTGCCATGAAAACCACCCCACGCCGCCCCCGCTCAGACAGCGCACAAGCCGCCGTAGCAGCCGCTCAGGCCGTTGCGCTTGGACCTATAGCGCCGCCTGTGTTTGTGCGCGTAGGGAAGGCAGCCAGACCGTTCTGGAACGCCATCGTGACCGCTCGCCCGCGTGATACTTGGACCGATGCTGACCTGATCCTGGCCGGGAGCCTTGCCCGCGCCTATGCCGACATTGAGGCGCTGCAAGATGCCATCGACCGTGACGGGCTGCTGGTGGACGGCAAGCCGAACCCCGCCTGCGATCTGCTCGACAAGATGAGCCGCCGCGCCCTGGCAACTGGCCGGCAACTCAAGGTCGATACCATCGCCACCGTGGGCAAGGCTCAGAACATCCCGAAAGGTGCCGAACTGGAGCGAGACGCCCGCGCTCAGCTCGACGACGACCTGATCCCAACCTTGGCGACGATGCAATGACCCGCGCTGACAAGATCATTCAGTTCATCGAGCGCTACTGCGTCACGCCGGAAGGTGCGGACGTTGGCAAGCCCTTGCTGCTGGCTGAGTTTCAAAAGCAGTTCATCCGGGCCGTATACGACAACCCCAAAGGCACCCGGCGCGCCATCTGCTCGATAGCGAGAAAGAACGGGAAATCCGGGCTTATCGCTGGCCTGATCCTCGCCCATCTGGTCGGGCCTGAAGCCAAGCAGAATTCGCAGTTGGTATCGGGCGCAATGAGTCGTGACCAAAGCGCATTGGTGTTCAACCTGGCGTCCAAGATGGTCATGCAGTCGCCAGCCCTGTCCAAGATCGTCCGCATCGTGCCATCGGGTAAACGCCTGATCGGCCTGCCGCTGAATACCGAGTTTCGCGCCTTGGCGGCTGACGGCAGAACGGCACACGGCCTTTCCCCGGTGCTCGCCATCCTCGACGAGATAGGCCAGATCCGCGGGCCTCAATCCGACTTCGTGGATGCCATCACGACCAGCCAAGGCGCGCACGAAAGCCCGCTGCTGATCGCTATCAGTACCCAAGCCGCGAACGATGCCGATCTGCTGAGCCAGTGGATCGACGACGCCAAGCAGTCGAAAGACCCGCGCATCGTCTGCCACCTGTACGCCGCGCCGAAGGGCTGCGACCTGCTGGACGTGGATGCCTGGAAAGCAGCAAATCCTGCTTTGGGCCTTCTCCGCTCCGAGGACGATCTGCGCGAACAGATGCAGCAAGCCGCCCGTATGCCGAGCATGAGCAACACGGCGCGCAACCTGCTGTTAAACCAGCGTGTGAGCCTCGACAGCCCGTTCATATCGCCTGACGTGTGGATGGCCTGCGATGCCGAGCCAGAGCCGTTTGACGGGCCTGTCTATGCCGGCCTGGACCTGTCCGCCCGCACTGACCTGACGGCGCTTGTGCTGATCGGCAAAACCGCTGGCGTCTGGCAGGTTCGCCCGTATTTCTGGACGCCCGAGCAAGGCATCTTCGACCGCGCCAAGAAAGACCGCGCCCCGTATGACCAGTGGGCTGCTGAAGGCTACCTGCGCACGACACCCGGCGCGACGGTGGACTATGAACACGTTGCCGCCGATATGGCCGAGATCCTGTCCGACGTGGACATTCAGGCCGTGGCCTTCGACCGCTGGCGTATCGACATTTTCAAGAAAGAACTCGACCGCCTGGGCCTCGATCTGCCGCTAGTGCCGCACGGTCAAGGCTTCAAGGATATGGCCCCGGCACTCGACGCCCTGGAAGCCGAACTGCTGAACGGCCGGGTAGCCCACGGCAACCACCCGGTGCTGACCATGTGCGCCGCCAATGCCGTAGCGGTGAAAGACCCGGCCGGCAGCCGCAAGCTCGACAAATCACGCCGCACGGGCCGAATCGACGGCCTGCAAGCCCTGGCAATGGCAATGGGCGCCGCCCAAGCCGCAGCCGCCCCCTTTGAAATTGATACCGAGGTGTTCTTCGTATGATTACCGTGGCCGAAGCCAAGCAACACCTGCGCGTCATGCACGCAATGGAAGACCCGTTGATCCAGCTATATCTGGACGCTGCCACCCGGCACGTTGAGAAGTACCTGGGCGACGATCTGCCAGACCCTATGCCCGAGGCCATCGGCGCCGCCATTCTGCTGCTGACGGGCGACCTGTACGTCAACCGGGAGCGCCAGTCCGACCGCCCGATTCACGAGAACACGGCTTACCAGCTCTTGCTAGCTCCGTATAAATCCATGGCGGTGCTGTGATGAATACCGGACGCCGCCGCCACCCCGTCGAGGTGCAGGCCTATACCTCGACGCAAGACCCCGTTACCGGCGAAATGATTCAGGGCTGGGCAACCATCGGCACTGAGTGGGCAAGCATCGAAGGCATCAACGGGCGCGAGTTCATCGCGGCCAATACCCAACAATCGGCTACCACGATGCGCGTGACCATCGGCTACCGCGACGACCTGACCACGGCGCACCGTCTCGTTTACCACGGCAAACGGTACAACCTGAAAGCGATCCTGCCGAACAACGCCCGCACTGAGCTGGTGTGTATGTGCGAGGTCGGCTTGATCTGA